CATCGCGGCATTGCACCAGCGAGTCCAAAGCGGATCGAGCAGCATGGCGACGATCGTGTGCCATTGGAATTGCTCGACCAGGCGCCGAAACTCGATCTTGCCGGCGCGCAGCGACGAAAAATTCGCGCGCCGCAAGTCGCCGGTGAGCTGGTCGTATGTAATGCCGGCGCCGGCCGCGAGCGTGAGCCAGGTCGACATGAGGACCGACTCGAACTGGATCGACGACGACGGCGCGACGGTCTGCAACTCCTCGCCTTGCTCAAGGTATGAGATCATACCCGGCGAAAGCGTTTCGATCCGGCGCGAGCCGCCGCCGGCGTTGAGCTCGGTGTCGACCTTTTGCGCGAGCGTGCGCGAGGTGTCGTTGGTCTTGATGAACGCGGCGAGGCAAGCCTCGATCCGCGATTTGACAACGACGGCCTCCTCAAGATCGGCGACATCGCGCCCCTTGAGCATGATCGGCGCAACCCACGGCACGCCGCGGCCCTGGCCGATCCGGTCTTTGCGATAAACGTGCAGCATGTCCGCTGCGTCGACGCGCTTGGACGCCGACGGCATCACCAGGCCGCGCGCGCCAGGGTGCACCGGGTAAATCCAGTATGCCTTGCGCTTGCCGTCGAGCGTGTACTCGACGCCCTGGTCGACGACGACGCCCTCGGCGTTGATGTCGCTCGCCGGCGGCCTCGTTACCATCATCACGCGATCGCGCGAGGAGTCGAGGTGATCCGGCTCAAGCAACCGCAATTCGAGCGGCACGATGCCAGGCCGAGCGCTCGGCCTGGTCGGCACCATATGCGCCAGCACCTCGCCGGATTCGATCACGCAACCCGTTGCGAGCGCGATCAAGCCGTCGATATTGAGTTGCCCCTCGCCGTCGCAAACCCGGCCCCAGGCCTTCCAGGCGTCCTTTGCGCGCTTGTCCAGCTTCTTATTGCCGGTGTTGACCTTCGGCATGATGCCGGCGCCGACCGAATGCGACACGAAAACCGTGCGGATTCGATTGCCCCACCAGGTATTGCGCGTGAGGTCGCGCGAGCGAGCGCGCAAGGTCGGCAAACCGCCCTTGATCGTCACATTGGCCGAGGCGTTGCTCGCGGCCCATCCGGCGGTGCGGCGGCCGACCTTGGCGCCGTCATAGTGGCGCACCTGGTCGAGCGTCATGCGCGCCGCGGCGCGCTTGAGCCCCGCGGACGGGTTGAAAAACGCGACCGCGCGATCGAGGACATTCATTTTTCAGAAACCTTTAATCGCGGCAATGCGCGACGAATGAGGTTGAGACCTTGCGCGCCTGGGGCGAGACCTCGGCGACCATTTGCGCGAGCACGGCTTGCATGTCCGCAAGCGATCGATACTCGACCTCGCGCGCGTCGGGTCCCGATCCGAATTTGACGCGACGCGCGCCGGTCGCGATCGCGGCCTTAAGCGTGTCGATATCGTCCTGCGTGTAAGCCATCGCCATCACCTTTCGGAAAAGCCGACCGGCGGCTAGTTGTAATTCACGGGCGCGAAAATCGTATCCGGCTCGACCGAGCACCACGGCAGCGTCAAGAGGAACGTGATCAGCGCCGGGCAATTCGCCGCATACAGCGGATCGTCGACGATCTTTTTCGGCAGCACATACTTTCCGCCCGACAGCGTCACGACGGCGCCCGCCGCTACTCCGCTAGCCGCATCATTCAAGTTGATGCCGGCGCCAGGCGTGGCGTTGTCGATCGCGCGAGGATCAACCTCGGCGATGCCGTCGGCGTCGAGGCCCAAAGAGGTCGCGCGCTGCGCCGCAGTGAGGATAAAGTCGTTTTCCATTGCCATTATGCGGCACCTACTGATTGGAGATATGTGAGCGTGCGGGTGTAGAAAGCGGCCTCAAGCCCCGACAGCGAGGCCCCCCAGGCGGCCATTGCCTGTTGCTTGTTCGAGAAGGCGGACGCATTCGCGCCGCAAACCCATTGCTCTTGGCTCGCGGCGCCGGTCGAGACCGTGGCAGATGTCGCAGCCTGCACGCCGTTGAGGAAAAACCTGCGATCCGCGCTCGCGCGCCGCTGGATTCCGATCATGCCAGGCGTCGCGAACGCCGCGGAAAGGCTCGCGCCGGCCGCGGTGTTGATGTCACCGCTGGCGGTGCCGGCATTGCTGCCGGTAATGACGACGCGCGGCGCCGTCGTGCTACCAAAATCAGGCGTCGCCCCCGACGACGCATTCGAGCCGAGCCACACCCAACCCGACGCGTTGTCCTTTTGGAAATTCACGCCGTTGACGCTCGGCGTGTATTGCGTTCGCAAGCGCGACGACGTGCCGTTGCCGGTATAGCCGCGATCCGCGGTAAAGCTCGGCGAGTTGACGCCGATCAAGCCGAATGAGGCCGGCGACTTCCAGTTAATCGTTCCGGCTTGGCTATCCGCCGCGGCCATGAGGTAGAGAAGATCAAGCAACGGCCAAATACCATCGGCCTTCAAACCGACGATATAGGCGTTGATGATCGCCTTTCGCGCCGGCGTCGGCGCGATCGAGAAGGCGGCGAAGATGGCGGCGGCATCCGAGTCGTAGCTCACACCCGCCGGGCGAGTTGGCGAAACGAGACCAATCCTCGAAAACCCCAACATCAGAACAGCGCCCAAACGTCGGCGGCGCTGCCAAACGTCACGTTGCTAACCCGGATCGGGTTATAGCCCTGCTGCAACGGAATGTTGGTGGAGGTGTTGCCCTCGGAATCGACCACGGTCGCGGTGCCGGCGGTGCCGACCAGCAAGGCGCGGCAAGGCCCATCAGCCAAATCCGAACCGCTAACGACCTTCACAATTTTGGTCGCCGGCGCGTCCATTTGAGTGCCGCCCTTTGGGCCGCCGAATTTGTCACCCATGACTGCTTTACCTTTTCGCTTCGTGAAACAAAGGCGGCGCGGGGCGCGTATCGTTGCGCATTAACCCCCGCGCCGCATGGATCGCCGTTGCTCTTGCCGACGACGCGGCGGCAACGACTCGGCCGGCTATAAAAAAGCGTTCGGCCTCGCGCCTGGTCGCCCCAGGCCGCGCGGCGAGATCGTCGGGGAATGCCCCACCGGGTACGAAAGCCGGCTTCACTCACTCGCCACGCAATCAGCCGCTACGGCAGCTTGATTCCCGCGAATTGCGCATGCACGCGATCGAGCCAATGCCCGACGACGCCGCCCAAGAGAGGCGACTCGGCACCAGTCTCGAGCCGGGGCGTTTTGCGGAAAACGCTAAACGGCACATTGGTCTTGTCGACGGCCTCGGCGGCCTTCGGCGCCAGCATCGGCACGTCGAGCGCGCCAGGCGGGAAGTCGAATTTCGTCGCGTTGATGCGGTTGCCGACGACGACGTGCCGCAAGCCGGCCAGGCGCTCAGCAACCGGCGCGACTTCGTCAAGCGAAGCCTGGTTGTTGCCGAGAACATGCAAAACCGCAATCGAGTAGCGCGCCGGATCGAGAAAACCGATCTCGGATAGCATTTTCAGCGTCGGCGACAGCAAGCCGGCGCGAATGTCGATCACGGTGACGGCGTCGTCGAGCGTGTCGAAAACGCGCATTTGGCCGTCGGAGTCGGTGATGTCGACGACCTCGGTTGCGTCGGGGAAAAACCGGCGCAAAACGCCGCCCTCGACCTCATTCTCGGTGTCGAATGCGCGGAATTTGACGCCGGTCGACTTCAAGAAATCGAGGAAGGCGCGCGCAATGGTCGTTTTGCCGACGCCGCCCTTGTCGGCGCCGATAATGACGATGATCGGCTTGCTCATGTGCCGGGTTTCCTTGTTTTAGCGATTAAGCCAGCCGTCGAGATCGCGGCCGAGCCAGTTTTGCTCTTGACGTTGAGGCGGCGGCGGTGCCGGCGGCGCCTGGGGCGCCTCGGCCTCGGCCGGCGGTTGAGGATCTAGCTCAACCGCCGGCGCCGCGATGGCCGTACGCGCAACCTGCACGGCCAGCGGTTTCGGAGCGAACAAATCGCCTTGCTTGATCGTCGGCGCACGCTCGCGAGCGAGGAGTTTCCACTCATCGTCGGTCATTGACGAAACGCCCAGGTGCTCGGCGAGCGCCAGGTTATAGACTCGACAGTCGAGGAAATGGTTTTCCTCGTTGCCGCGCGGAAACCACGCCTTGGTTTTGCGCCCGCGCACGTTTTTCTCGGCGAGATATTCCGCCGTGACCTGGCGGAAATAGATTTCGTCGAGCCATTTGCCGAAATGGCAGTAGCCAGGCGGATCGACCTCATGGCCGGCCGCCGCGCCCTCGCGCCGCAAATCTTCGTACCAATGGCCTTTAAGCGACCAGGTGCCGACCGGCCAGATTTTGCCGGTGCCGATCTTGTTGCCGTCGAGATCGATGTCGACCAGGCTCGGCGTACCGAGCGGCGGCTTATTCCAGCCGTCGCGTCCGTCGACCGCAAACGCAAGCATGCGATCGCGGCACCATTGATAGACGACATGCGAGCGAAAGCCCGAGTCGACCGCGAACGCGTCGACCTGGCGCGCGCCGCCGAACGCGTCCGGCCATCGCTTATCGTAAAGCTCGGCCAGCTTGAGAAACGCGCCGGCGTTGGCGTTGGTGGTGTCGCCTTCCAGAACGTCGGTAAAGACGACCCAGGACTCGCGGTTAGGCGCCCAGGCAACGACCTCGACATAGATGCCGCGCATCTGCACGTCGGCCGCTGCAGTCATCATCAGGCCGCGCGGCGGAATGTGCCCCTTGCGGTAATCTTCGCGGCGCTCCATCAGCCGCACATGATCGGGCGCGTCGCCCTTGACCTCATAAGCGAGGCCCAGGACCAGGTTATAGAACGCCTTGAGCAGCGACGGATTTGTTTGCGCCGCGATCCACTCTTTGGCGATCTCATCCCAAGGCACCAGCGTCGAGGACAACGCGTCGAAATGGTATGAGCGATCTTTGCCAGGCGCCGGCGCCGTCGGAATCCAGCCGTTCGGCCGGCCATCCGCGCGCGGCTCGGCGTGCTTGCTACCCTTTCGCACCAGGTC